ACGTGATGAAGGACACCCAGACCGCCATTGACGAGATGAACCACGCCATGGACGAAAACGTGAAGCTGGCCGCGAAGGCGCGGTATGTGCTGAGTGACACGGCGGGCGTGAACGAAGAGGAGCTGGCGGATTTTTCAAAGGACATCGTGCATGTGGCGGGGAGGCTGAACGACGACAGCTTCCGGCCTTTGCAGGTGGCGGGGCTGGCGGGCAACCTGATCACCTACCGGGACGACCGGGTGAGTGAGCTGAAGGAGATCAGCGGCAACCGGGACGTGAGTCAGGGCGGAACCACCAGCGGCCTGACAGCGGCCAGCGCCATTGCGGCGTTGCAGGAAGCGGGGTCGAAGCTCTCCCGCGACATGCTGAAGAGCGCGTACCGTGCGTTTACAAAAGAGTGCTATCTTGTCATTGAGCTGATGCGGCAGTTTTACGACGAAGAGCGGATCTACCGCATCACAGGAGAAGGCGGGGGTACGGAGTATGTACCCTTCAGCAATGCGCAGCTGCAGCCCAAGCCCGGCGGCATGGTGGGCGGCGTACAGCTGGGCGACCGGGAGCCGGTGTTTGACATCACGGTGACAGCGGCAAAGAAGAGCACCTTCAGCCGTCTTTCCCAGAACGAGACGGCAAAAGAGTGCTACCAGATGGGGCTGTTCAACCCGGCCAACGCGGACGCGGCGCTGGCGGTGCTGGACATGATGGACTTTGAGGGCATCGAGAAGGTGCGCCAGCGGGTGAGCCAGAACGGCACGCTGTACCAGCAGCTGCAGAAAATGGCGGCCATCATCGACCAGCAGAACGGCACCAACGTATCCGCAGCAGCGGGAGCAGCAGCACAGGCAGCGGCCGGAGGACAGGCAGCGGGCGGATCCGCTGACAACGTGAAGAGCACCCTGAACGGTCTGGGTGGCGTGGTAGGCCAGAGCGGCAGCAACAGCATGGCGACGCAGGCGGCGAAGCGCGCAATGGATGTGAACAACCCGAACAAGGAATGAGGGCGCGCGAGGGCAGCGGCAAACCCTCTCAATCTCACCGTCCGCCTGACGGCGGTGCGGTTCGATAGCTCCCCCAAAGGGGGAGCCAGAAATCAAGGAAGGGAAAACAAAGATGATCACAATTATTTATGACGAGAAAGAGAAGAACATGATCCTGCAGGCATCGGGGCACGCAGGATATGCCGAAAAAGGCAGTGACATTGTATGCGCGGCGGTATCTGCCCTGATGCAGACGCTGGCATACAGCGTGGACGGCGGTACCGTGACCCGGAGCCAGGACGACTGCAACACCCTGACCGTACAGGCGGAACAGAGCTTCGACAACATGGCAAAGTTTGAGCTGGTGACGGACGGGCTGATGCTGCTGGCGAAGCAGTACCCGGAGAACGTGCGGTTCGTGAACCTGCACGCAAATGACACGGACAACGTGGATCTGCAGCTGTTTGCTGATGGTGCTGCTTCTGGTGGCGAGGGCGGTGCAGAGGGCGAAGCAGCCCCGGCAGTACAGGCACCGGCACTGCGACCGGCACAGGAGCGCATGGCAAGGCGCAGCAGACCGGGCAGCACGACGAAGGCGAACCCGCAAAGCCCGAAACCCGGTGAAGAAACCCTCTCACCGCTTCCGTCCGCCGACGGCGACGCGTCGCGGAGCTCCACCGAAGAGGAAACCAGGAATCAAGGAAGCACAGGCGAAAGACAGAGCGAAGGGGAAGAGCAGAACCAGAGCGAGGAAAAGAAAGAGCTGACGGCGGCGGAAAAGCGCCGGGCGTTTGGCAAGCTGATGCAGGGCGAATATGCAGCCGAGTTTGAGGAGGCTTTGCAACGGGCGTCGCAGGCGACGGTGCAGAGCATCCAGAACTCTCCGCAGGTGAAGGCGCTGATGGATGCGCTGGGCGAAGCCTACGGTGTGGACACTGCCAGCCCGGACAGTCTTGCCGCACTGACCGAAGCGGTGAAGAACGGCAGAGTGAAGAACGACGAATACTACGAGACACTGGCGCAGGAAAAAGGCGTCAGCGTGAAAACTGCCCGGGAAATGGACAGGATGGAAGGCGAGCTGCAGCGTGCGGCAGCCGAGAAACAGCGCGCCGAACAGCTGCGGCAGGCGGCAGAGCACCAGCAGCGCGCCGCTGCGGTGCGCGCCCAGTGGGAGGCGGAAGCGCAGAAGCTGCAGCAGAAATACCCGGCCTTTGAGCTGGATGAGGTGATGAACAACCCGGCGGTGAAGGACATGATCCTGCGGGGCGTGGGGCTGGAAGCGGCATACCGCGCAGCCTACTTTGACCAGCTGATGGAAAACCAGACGGCGCTGACCGCAAAGCAGGTGGAGCAGGGTGTGGAAGCACGTATCCGGCAGCGCGGCCAGAGACCGGCTGAAAACGGCACCCACCCCGGTGGCGCAGCGGAGACGAAGGTGGACGTTGCCCACATGACCAAGGCGCAGCGGCTGGAGCTGGCGAAAAGAGCGAGGCACGGGGAGAGGATCGTGCTGTGAAACTCCTTCTGTCGGCTGCGTCGACAGCTCCCTCAGGGAGGGAACCTTTTACGCGGCGCGGGCAGGCGGAGGAGAAGATGAGAAGATTTCCCGCACAGAGCGTGTGAGAGATAAAAAACACTTTTTTGAAGGAGGACAAACAAATGAGCAAGAAAAAGCTGGATCTGCAGATGTTTGCAGATGCAAGCGCACAGCTGCAGAACACCACTGCGGCCAGCGGCATGACCGCCGAGATGAAGACCTACTACGAGAAGACCCTGCTGGATCTGGCAGAGCCTGCACTGGTGCATGACCAGTTCGGCGACTCGTACCCCATCCCGGCGAACAACGGCAAGACCATTGAGTTCCGCCGGTACACGGCGCTGCCGAAGGCCACCGAGCCCCTGACCGAAGGCGTGACCCCGGCAGGCCAGACCCTGACCGTGACCACCGTGACCGCCGATGTGCACCAGTACGGCGGCTGGGTAGCCCTGACCGACATGCTGGATCTGACCGCCATCGACAACAATGTGGTGCAGGCCACGAACCTGCTGGCAAGCCAGGGCGGCCGCACCATGGACACCATCGTGCGCGATATCCTGAACAGCGGCACCAACGTGATCTATGCCCCGAAGGTGGCAGACGGTGCGGAGACTGCTGTGACAAGCCGTGCGACGCTGGACAAGACCGCGCAGCTGACCGTGGACGTGATCAATCAGGCGGTGGCGCTGCTGCAGGCGCAGAACGCTGACCCCATCGGCGACAGCTATGTGGCCATTGTGCACCCCTACACCAGCTACGACATCCGCCGCGACCCGGCGTGGATCGACGCCCACCAGTACGCCGCACCGGAGGAGATCTTCAACGGCGAGATCGGCAAGATCAACAACGTGCGCTTTGTGGTTTCCAGCGAGGCGAAGATCTGGAAGGGCACCGGCTGCCCCACGGGTCTGGCGGTGTTCAGCACGCTGGTGCTGGGTGCCCACGCCTACGCGACCACCGAGCTGGAGGGCGGCGGCATGCAGCACATCGTGAAGCAGCTGGGCTACGGCGACGACCCGCTGAACCAGCGCGCCTCTGTGGGCTGGAAGGCCACCAAGACCGCTGAGCGCCTGAACGACCAGTACATGGTACGCATTGAGAGCTGCTCGGCACGCTACAGCGAGAAGGCACTGGCGAACTGAGAAAGGAGATCAGAGATGGCAGTAAAGAAGCAGGAAGCTGCACAGGCAGCACAGACCGAAGAAGCAAAGACCGCAGCAGCGCCGGAGGAAGGCACAGAGGAACAGGACACCGTGGTGATCCGGCTGTTCAAGGACAGCCACCGCTACAGCGAGCCGGTGTTCGTGGGCGTGAACGGCGAAACCTACCTTGTGCAGCGCGGTGTACCCGTGGAGGTGCCGAAGGCTGTAGCCGAGGTGCTGCAGCACAGCGAGGAGATGGAGAACGCCGCCATGGAGAAGATCACGGCAGCGGAGGCAGCGGCGGCGCAGCCGGTGCAGAGGGTGTAACGCCTTCCGTCTCGCCGTCTGCATGACGGCGGCGCGGCGAGACAGCTCCCTCAGGGAGGGAGCCTTTCTTAAATGAAAAAAGCACCCGGTACAGCGGCACATGGCTGTGCCGGGTGCTTTTGTTAAGGAGATGATGAAATGACAGCAGGCAGTGCGATTGAACAGGCTGACGAGATGCGGCCGAATAACGAATTTTCGGACACTATGAAGCAGAACTGGCTGCGGCAGTGCGACAGCCGGCTGCGGGGCAGCGTGGTAAAACGAAGCGCCACAGCCGACTTTGATGCCGTGGGGGCGGACATCCGGTGGAACAACGGGCTGGGGTACGAGGCAGAGCTGCTGGCACCGGAGGAATTCAGCCCGCTGTATGTGCACTGGCTGTGTGCACAGGTGGATCTGGCACTGGGTGAGGTAGCAAGAGCGGCCAACGAGATGCAGCTGTACAGCGACTACGTGCAGGAGTTTGCCGCATGGATGCGCCGGAGGTATCCCCCGGCGGGCGGTGCACAGTGGAGGTACTGAGGTGGATGCAAGAAATCTGAACATTTTGCAAAACGGCAGGCAGATGCTGCGGGCATTCGGCGGAATCAACGAGACCTATGGGTGCAGCGAAGCGGAAGAAAGCCGGGCACTGAATTTTTCGAGCCGGGGATACCCGGCGCTCCAGACCCGTGCACCGCGCAGAAAGACCCGGGAAGTGAAGGACGTGAACGGTATGTACCACCTGAACGGTCTGCTGGTGTGCCGGGGCACGACGCTGGAATACACCCCGGATGATAGCGAGACCCGGGAAGGGGCGGTGGTGCTGGAACATGCCCTGACCAATGACCGCAAAGCCCTGACCGGCATGGGCACGAAGGTGCTGATCTGGCCGGACAAGAAAGCCTTTGACACCGAGACGGGAGAGCTGAGCGAGCTGGGCGCGGTGTGGGAGATCGGGGAAGCGGGAATGACGGTGACCCCCTGCGATACGGAGGGCAAGACCTACACCCCGGGCAGCGTGGGAGAGGCCGAACCGGAAGCGCCGGAGGACGGGCAGCTGTTCCTGAAAGGCGACCCGGAGACACCCTACGGCATGGACAGCGTGCTGCTGAAGTACAGCACCAAAAACAAAAAGTGGCAGGAGATCATGCTGCAATCGCTGCGCATCCACTGCCCGGGGCTGGGTGCTGCCATGAAGGAAAACGACACGGTGACCCTGAGCGGCGTGCCGCAGCGCGTATGCGATGCGCTGGCAAAGGGACTGAACGGCGAGATCAGCATCAGCACGCTGGACGGGGACGACATTATCACGGCGCTGGCGCTGCCGAAGAAGTCTGACCGGTATTACGGCAGCTGGACAGTGCTGCGCAGTGGCACTGCGTGGCAGAGTCTGGACGGGAAGGTGACCGAGAACGAAGCAGCGGATGCACCGGTGAAGGCAGAGCGCCGGGTGCCCGACCTTGACTTTGTGACCGAGCAGGGCAACCGGGTGTGGGGATGCAGCCGGAAGGAAAACAGCATCTATGCCTGCGCCCTGGGCGACCCCACCAACTGGTACAGCTACCGGGGCATTGCTTCGGACAGCTATGCGGTGAGTGTGGGCAGCGACGGGGCATTTACCGGCGCGGCAAGCTGCCTGAGTTACATCCTGTTTTTCAAAGAGAACTGCATCCACAAGCTGTACGGCTCGAAACCCAGCGACTACCAGATGAGCAGTGTGCGGTGCCGGGGCGTGGCGGCGAAGGCGGCGGGCAGCCTGTGCGTGATCGCGGAGACACTGTATTATCTTTCACCGGACGGAGTGATGGCGTGGAGCGGCAGCCTGCCTGCAAAGGTGAGCGGCGCACTGGACACCGGAAAGCTGACGGCGGCGGACTGGGCGATGGGCGGGCAGCTGGATGCACGGTACTACCTTTACCTGCACCGGAGAGCGGACGGAGACGGCAGCGGGCGGCTGCTGGTGTACGACACAGAGAAGGGGCTGTGGCACGAGGAAAGCCCAGCGGGCACCGAAATGGTGAGCACCGGGCAGCAGCTGTACCTGTGGGACGGCAGCGCCTTATGGGCGGCAGGCTCTGACCGGGAAACGGAAGGCGAAGAAGAAGCGAATCTGCGGTTTGAAGCGGTGACGGGCGACATCGGCATGAGCGTGCCGGACGACAAGTACATCAGCCGGGTGACGCTGCGGCTGGACGCGCTGGCGCACACGGTGGTGACGGTGGCGGTGAGCTACGACGGCGGGGCATGGGAGACGGTGGGCAGCTGCGCTGTGACGCAGGAGCACCAGCGGGTGAACCTGCCTTTTGTGCCCCGGCGGCATGATCTGATGCGGCTGAAGTTTTCAGGAACCGGGCAGATGACGCTGCGGAGCATGGCCTTTACGGCGGCGGATGCAGCCGGGGCAAGGGTGAACGGCGCGGTGCCGAGGAAATAAAACTCCTTCCGCTGCGCAATGAGGATGCCCGAGGGCGGCGGCATGGCCCTCTCACCGTTGCAGTCCGCTGACGCGGCGCTGCAACGGAGACTCCCCTTTTTGTCACTGACGTGACATCTTCCCCCGGCCGGGGGAAGTCGTTCCTCGAAGGGCGAGCTTTTCTTAAAGGAAGGAGAAGAAATGGCGAGTTTAGCGGGGCTGGCGGGCATCGGCCTGCCGAAGTTCAGCGCAAACATGCCGCAGGAGGATGCGGCGGCGCTGAACAATTATCTGTATCAGCTGCAGGAGCAGCTGAACTATGTACTGACGAATCTTGGCAGCGAGAACATGAATGAGGAGTTTTTGAAGAACATGGGAGGTGGAACGAGATGAGCAGACTGACGGACGCGCGGGGCGAGCTGGAACGCTACGAGCAGACAAAACCCGCGGACTACCAGAGCAAGTATCAGGGACAGATCAATGATGTGATGAGCAAGCTGAACGATCTGGGCGAGTATGACTATGACCCGGCGGCGGATACCGCTTACCAGCAGTACAAGAGCCAGTACGCCCAGAAGGCGAAGCTGGCAAACCAGAATGCACAGGCCAATGCCAGTGCCATGACAGGCGGCTACGGCTCAAGCTACGGCACGCAGGCGGGACAGAAGGCCTATGCAGCGACCATGGACGATCTGAACAGCGTACTGGACGGACTGACGGCGCAGAACCGGGCGGAGTATAACACGAAAAAGAGCGGGCTGCAGGAACAGCTGAGCGGGCTGCAGAGTGCAGAACAGAACGACTATACGAAGTACCAGAAGGACTACAGCCAGTGGCAGGACGGGCTGAGCTACCGGCAGAACGAGTATAACAACGCTTACAGCGAACAGCAGCAGAGCACCCGGAACGGCCTGGACATTCTGGGCGGCGTTTTGAGCTTTGCAGCGATGATCCTGCCGTTTTTCCTGTAACGCTTAGCAGGGCAAGACGGATGCTTTGAGAGAGAAGCATGACCCTCTCACCGTTTCCGTCTGCCTTCGGCAGCGCGAAAACGAAGCTCTCCCGAAGGGCGGGCTTTTCTTAAAGGAAGGAGAAAGACAATGGGAGTTTTTTCGAGACTGAACGAACAGCAGAAGAAGCAGACGGAGGCAGAAAATGCCATGCCGGGCGCTTATGAGAACCGGTATGACGAGAGCATCCAGAACGCGCTGGAAAACATGAACCGGCAGAACACGGCGGGCACGGGCTTTGACGGCTCGAACGTCGATTACCGGGGCGCGCTGAGCCGGTTGTTCGGCAATGCGGGCGCAGGTGCGGACGCCGCTGCGCAGACGGCAAACCAGCTTTCGGGCGGGTACGGCGCAAGCTGGGCGCAGAGCGCCGCAGACCAGAGCGCGGCCAGCAGGGCACAGGCCGGCGCGCCCGGCGCTCTTGCAAAGGCCAGAGCAGATGCGCTGACCCAGTGGCAGCAGGAGCTGGCAGGCCAGAGCAGCCAGCTGGACAGCCTGCTGGGGCAGGATCAACTGGAGCGGGGCGAATACGACGGCAGTGTGGCCAATGCACAGGATTGGCGCAACTACCAGTACGGGCGCACGGAGCAGGCGAGGACGGAGAAGAACGACCTGCTGAGCAACGTTTGGAACGCTGTGCAGATGGTGGGCAACGCTGTGATGCAGGGCTATGATGCTTATAAAGGCTACCGGCAGCAGGACTGGGAAAACGCCTTTGCGGAGCGGCAGTACAGCGACAACCTGAGCCGCACGGAGCTGAGCGACCAGATGGCGGCGCTGCAGCAGGCAGCTGCATACAAACAGGAGGGCTTTGATGATGCGGCAAAACAGGTGCTGACGAAATACGGCCTGACGGATACGATGCTGGACAGCTGGCAGGGGCTTTCGCAGGCAGATCAGGACAAGCTGACCTATCTGACCACTGCCGCAGGACTGGCGGGCAGCGGTTATGACACGGCGGCAAGGAACTATCTGACGGCGGCAGGGCTCGGCACTGACAGTATCGACTATTACAGCACTGTTGCAAACCGGCAGAATCAGAGCAATCTGAACTATCTGGCCGGGCAGCTGGCGCTGCAGAACCGGTACAGGACCACCGGCACGGGGAGAGGCAGCTCGAAGAGCGGCGGAAGCAGCAGAAGCAGCAGAAGCAGCGGAACGAGAAAAGCGGCAGCGTACACACAGCCACAGCTGAACACGATGCTGAATAAGTACAACACGATGAAGCCGACAGATCAGGGCTATGATTACTATACCGAGACGCTGGCGGACGCGGGACGTATCCCACGGCTTTCCGGCACAGGAAACCCGGGCAGGTCGAACGGCACGGCGTATGAGCAGGGCATGTACCATGCGCGGCAGTGGGCGAACGGCGGGTACAGCCAGAGCCAGATCGCCAGCAAACTGGCAAACGAGACCGGCCTGAGCAATGACCTGATCTCGAGCATCATGAACCAGATCGACTATGAGTGGCGCGGAACAAAGTGACGAGGTGAAACTATGGGATGGAACGCACAGGACATTGAAAAGCTGCGCAATGGGCAGAACAAGCGGACGGCAACGCACACAGCTGCCACCGCACAGACGGCTGCACCCCGTTCTGCCGCACAGACGGTTTCCAATGCGCGGGGCTGGACGGCAGATGACATTGCAGCCTTGCGCAGAGGCACCGAAACCAAAAAGACCACGGAAGCGTGGGAAAACCGTAGCGCGGGGGCAGGCACGCGGCTGTCGGGTACAGGAAACCTGAGCGGGCAGGTGCTGGCACAGATGATGGGCAGCACCGGAAGCACAAACCCGAAATTGCAGCTGGCGGTGCCGCAGACGAAGCAGAGCGCGCAGGCGTACCCGGGAAAAAACGGCATCGTGACCGGGCAGAGCGCAGCGCAGACGACCCCGATGCGGGGCGGCACGGCGCAGCCGGAGTGGCTGACAAAGGCGCAGCCGGAAAACCGGACGGCGGAAAAGGCCTCTGCCCCGGCGGCGCGGGTGACGGGAACGGTGAAGCCGACAGAGCAGCAGCGCATTGCAGGCATTGCCCGGGGAGAAGAAGGGCGGTATGCACAGACTGCGCAGAAGGTGAAGCAGTACACGGAAGACCTGAAAGCGACGGACGACTTCAGTGATTTTGACCGGCTGAACCAGTGGATGGACGCAGACCCGCGCCACCGGAAGCTGGTGAGCCTGATGCGCGCCGGCATGGGCGGGCAGAGCTATGCAGAGCGAAACAACGCCATGCAGCCCCGGAGCGTGAGCGGCGCGGCAGCCAGCACAGCCGTGCCGGAGAAGAGCGCTGGCGGACGGGGCTACACTGACGCGGAGCTGCTTGAAAAGGGCTACAGCCGCAAGGAGATCAGCGAGGCGCGGCAGTACATCGAAGATTTCGATGCTCTGCCTGGCTGGCAGCGTGCGGCACGCCGAACGGCAAATACCATTAGAGGCATCGGCGACACGGCGGCGTCATCGGTATTTCTGGCGGGAGAGACCGGCGTACAGAGCGTAAAGAACGCGGCGGCGACCAGCGGGAACTGGAAGCAATTGCAACAAAGCGTGCAGGACGATGACCGGCAAAAGACACTGCTGAACCTGATGACCGGCGGGAAGACCCGGTATGCCGAGCAGGATCACTCCATGCCGCTGGCGGGCAGCAGCCAGAGCGGGAGCGACTCAAATGCATACACGGATGCAGAGCTGATGGCAAAGGGATACACCCGGCAGGAGATCGACAATATGCGTGCGCGTATTGCAGGTACGGAAGTAAAAGATAGCGTTGACCCGGAGAAGAGCCTTGGTTATCAGCTGTACAAGCGCGGACAGGATCTGACCGCCGCGGCGCAGGCGGGACTTAGCCCCATTGAGAAGCAGGCGCTGGGCATTGTAAGCAGCGCAGGCGAAAACCTTGCAGTAGCGGGCATCAACCCAGCGCTGGTGCTGCCGGTGCTGAGCGCCCAGGGCGGCGCGGAAGCCATGGGGCAGAGCATTGAGAAAGGCGAGAGCGCGGGCAAGACGCTGGCCGGAGGCCTTGCAAAGTTTGGCGCAGGCTGGGCAATCAACAGCGTGGGCGCGGCTGACCTTGCCAGAACCATGGGCAGCGACTATGCCAAGGACACACTGGCGGGAAAGCTGGCCGACGTGGTGCGCAGCGTGGCAGCGGATGGCCGGCTTGCGCAGCAGTACCCGGCGATTGCGAATACGATCTCGGGCGGTGTGGACAACGCCATGCAGGCTTTTGTGGAGACCTACGCGGACAAAGCCATTGACGCTGCACTGGGCGACAGTGAAGCAGCGGAGAGCATGTTTACGGCGGAGACCTTCCTGAATGCAGTGGAAAGCGGCCTGGCCGGAGGCGCGTCGGGTGCTTTGGGCGGTGCTGTGGGCACAGGGCTTGGAAAGATGAGCGCGGCGCTGAATGCGGCGGCGGGCGGGCACACGGCTGCCGCCGAAGATGCCGTGCAGAAGGCTGCGCGGGATGAGCTGCGGGCACAGGAACCGGGAAGCGAACTCCTTCAGCCGCCTGCGGGCGGCAGCTCCCTCAAGGAGGAAGCCATGGGGACGGAACGGGAAGTGGCAGGCAATAACAAAACCGGCCTTTTCGATAACAAAACCAGCCTTTCCGATAACGAAAAAGCCGGGGCGGATAACGCGGTCGGTGTGCAGAACACAACCCCCATTGTGCGCAGAGAGAGCCCGGCGGTGCAGCAGCTGGCCTCGGCCATGGCAGACGGAAGCCTGACCGGCAAGACCATCAACCTGTTTACCCCAAACGCAGAAAATGAAGCAAAGCGCGCAGCGTTTGCAGAGGAATACGGAGTCCAGCTTCCGGAGACGGTCGCAAAGACCGGGCAGGTACTGCGGGAAATGGCAGCACAGCAGCAGCCCACACAAAGCATGACGACGGCGAGTGAAGATGCGGCTATTGCAGAACAGGAGCCGGTAGCGAAAGAGGACACGCAGACGGCATTCACCGAAAGAGAGGCTTTGAACAAAGCGCAGACCGATGCCGGTGATGGGACAGTACAGCAGGTACAGACTGAAAGCCCGGCGGTGGAGCAAACTGTCGCGGAGAACACCGGGGAAAGTGTGGAAAGCCGGAAAGCGGAACAGCCCGGCGGGATGCGGGAGACCTATGGCCTGACGCAGCAGAGCCTGAACGCGAAACAGCGGGAGGTGCAGCAGGAGCTGACCCGCTGGAAAATATCGGACGGCGCAAGCGAGACCATCAGCAGGAACATGCCGGCAGAGATCGGAGATGCCGAACGGTATGCAGCTGCAGCCAGCAGCCTGTACCGGCTGGGGCAGATGGAAGATGTGACCACCTTTGACAAGGCCATGGAGCTGGCGCAGGGCATGCGCGGCCTTGCTGTGAACACGGACTATGTGTTGGCACAGGACGGCGGCAGGCAGGCACTGAATCTGGCATGGCTGCAGGGACACGGCGAACTGGAAGCCGGAAAGGCGCAGCTGGGCAGCCTTGGCGGCAGTCTGACCAAAGAAAGCATCAGCGGCAGCGGACGGGTGCTCTATAAAGGCACGATGCGCACGGCAAATGAAGTGGGCACCCAGCTGATCGAGCTGAACGCGAAAGCGACCAGCACGGACGCCGTGATGAAAGCTGTGCTGCAGGGCAATGACCGCGTGAAAGCCTATGTGGACACCGAGACGGGACGCATTTTCTTCAGCGACCGGGCAGAGGACGCGTTCGGCACGATCCTGCACGAGGACTACCACTGGTACAACTCGCTGGATGCGGAAGGCGCACAGGCACTGCAGCAGCATGCGCTGGAATATCTGGCGAAGAGCGAGGGCTTTGAAGGCATTGATGAGATGATCCGGGGAAAGCTTACGGACTATGCACAGCAGGGACTGAGCTACGAGGAAGCTGCGGAAGAGCTTGTGGCGGACGCATGGCGCGGCATCTTCAGCGACGAAGCAAGCTTTAAGCGCTGGGTGGAGTTCCAGCGCGGGCAGGCTGAAAAGAACGCAGGCAAAGCCGGAACCATCCGCAAGGTGATGACCAAAGTAAAGGAAATGCTGACGGACATCATCAGCCGTGCAAAAGAAGTGCTGGCAAAAGACCCGGAGAACAAAGCAGCCCTGAAGGCGCAGCGGCTGGCCGAAGCGGAAAAGCGGGTGCTGCAGGACGAGTATTTCGCTCACGCAGAAAAGGCCATGGACAACCTGCGGGCGGCAAAAGAAAACGCCGCAGCCCTTGAAAACAAGGGCGCGGCAAAGGAAAAACGGTATGAGATCAACCCGGAATATGCTGATGATGTTGACCAGTGGGATAAAGATGGAAGAAACAGTAACAGAACCTTTATTCTTGGACGAACCGGTGATGCTCTGCAAAGTCTGGGTGCGCGGGAAAATGATATCTACATGAAAGCGGACAAGATCAACACAATTTTGAAAGAGCATCCGGAGATGACACTGGAAGAAATCAAACGCATCCCGGAAATTCTGGATGACCCAGTGATGATCCTGACCAGCCAGAACAAGGGCAGAACGAAACAGAACACACGGCTCGTGATGTTCGGCGATGTGAAAGCGCAGGACGGCAGACCGGTGCTGTGTGTGCTGGATCTGAGACCGGTAGAGAATCACATCGTTATCAGCGATATGCAGAAGGTGACCAGTGCGTACACCAAGGATGTGAATCCGGTGGAGTTTGTGCGCAAGAGCGACGTGCTGTATGTTGATGAAAAGAAAGAAAGAACCACCGAGCTGTTCCGGACACTAGGCTTCAAAATACCTAGCGAACTACAGCTCAGTGGTTCCATAGGTAGGATAACATATGGCAATCAGGATGTCAAGCTCAGCGGAGTGAAGTTTACAGAGCTGGTAAATATCGCGAAAACAAAAATAGAACCATCCGGTGGTACCCACGTAGAATCCGAAGATTCAAGGAGTAGATTGCCGGATGGCTCTAAAGAAAGTATAGCACAGGAAGCCGCTGAAAACAAGGAAAATGACGGGACGCTGAAGAAAAACATACGGTATCAGTTGAGCGAGGCAGACGAGCTGACGAAGCTGCGCGACGAACAGCAGCGGCTGGACGAGCAGCGGCGGGAGCTGAAGGAAGAACGCAGTGCCTGGCTGGGAAGCAACGCCGTGAAAGAGATCGAGGCGAAGAAGAAGGCACTGGGGAGTTTTTCTGCAGAAGCAAAAGCCTACCGGGACAGCGAAGAATACCAGAATTATCTTGCAAAGCGCAAAGACTACAATGCCCGTATGGCGCAGCTGGAAGACCAGAGCGCTGTGCTGAACGGCCGGATCAAAGAGGCCGGTGCCCGGATGCAGCAGCAGAACGCAGAAAAAGGCAAAGCAGAACAGGCGGTATATGATGCCAAGGCCGAAGCCCACGGCGGAAAGGCAGAATACCGCCGCGTACTGGCAAAAGAACGGTTTGGCACGACAGAGGACTTCAGACGAGCCGGGTACATTCTGCCGGACGGCCAGATGCTGGACTTTGCCCAGAATGACCGAACCCGAGATACCGATCACCGGGAGATCATGAGCGTGTTCGGTTCGGCAGAGGTGAAAAATGGAACGGAAGCGCTGAACGAATTTCTGCTGGACGGCAATGTGCGCGTGATGGCTGAAGCACCGGGAGTGGATCTCTCGGCAGACACAGCACCCACCACGCAGCAGCTGGAACAGATCTGGCGAATGGTGCAGGAGCTGGGCGGCGAGAAACGGCAGTTCACACTGGACATCTCCACAGCAGACGGTCGGGTGGCAGCCGGCAAGGAATACAGCGGACGTGTGGATGCTGACCGCGTAGTGCGGGAGATCCGGGAATATTACCAGACCGGTGAACTGGTACAAGAAAGCGACCTTGCAAAGTTCCGCTATCAGCTGGCAGAGCAGGCCGACCGGGATGCAAAACGGAATGATCAGCAGACGGCCAGCCGCACCATTGCGGACAAGGCTGCAGCGCTGGACACCCTGAGCCAGTTCTTTGGGCTGACACGGGGCGTGAAGGTGAGCCGGACGGCCATTGAAGGGCTGGCAAGCCGCTGGGCAAAGGCAAACGGCAGCAAGGTGGACAGGGCGAAACTTGCGCGGGAGACTGAGGTACTGGTGGAGTACCTGAAAGCCGACGGTGCGGACATGAACAAGGCGGAAGCGCTGGCCGAGACGCTGGCGGGCGAGGTGCTGGACGGGGCGACCTACCGCAATAGCGAACTGTGGGACGAATACCCGGAACTGCACAAGCTGAAATACACCGTGAACAAGACGGGGCAGGCAAAGGCAGAGCTGGTGAAGGCCTACGGCAGCTGGAGTGAAGCTGTAGCCGAGGCGAGAAAGCACGGCGTGTGCCTGCGGCAGGCGGACGGCGTGCAGGATGGAAACCCGGCGGAACAGTATGAAAGCGTGATCAACGATTACCGGGCGGTGGGTGGTATCAGTGACGGTGCAAAGGCGCTGTGGAAAGCCGCCGCACAGCAGGCGGGCGTGGATGGTGCCGGGAGCATGGAAAGCACGGAGTGGCTGAGTGTACTGATGAACCTGCACGATGCCATCAAGCCTGTGACAATGAGCCGGTTTGCGGACGATGCGGAATATGAGGACGTGAAGGTGGAGCTGGCAGGCCGGATGATCGGAGACATCCTGAACACGCCGGAGATGACCGATGCGCAGGCCATTTTCGAGGGGATCCAGCAGCACAGCCTGCAGATGGCGAAAGCGGCCGCAGGCAGCGAGGAGCGGGCTGCCGAGGTGGAAAAGGGTCTGAAGGGCGTGCAGAAAGTACAGCAGCGGGAGTTTGGACGCAGGCTGGCGGAGAACCGGCGCGCCGCAAACCGGAGCACTGAGTTGCAGCAGATGACGGAATTGCAGCGGCAGAACGCGAAAGCAGAAAAGCTGCTGGATGAGAACCTTGAAACACTGGGCGCGGACATTACAAACATGGGCGACCTGAACGAGAAGTTGACATTCCTGCGGGAAAGCTATGAGCGGGAGATGAAGCAGGAAGTAAAACGCATGAAAGCCGAGCGGCAGGAGATGCTGGACGAGGCAAAGCTGGAAATGCAGAAACTGCGCAGCGAGAAAAACGAGCTGGCGTGGCAGCTGAAGCAGGAGCAGCGGCGTGCGGATAAGGCAGAATACAGCCTGATCGTGCAGGAGAATGAGATCATGGAATGGGAGGCAGACAACGAACGCAAGCGGGCAGCCTTTGAACAGAAACAGGCACAGAGGAATGCAATTGCCATTGAGACGGCACGCCAGCAGCGGGACGAGGATATCGCCGCCGCAAAGGCTGTGGCAGAAAAACGGGTGCAGCGGGCGCGGGATGCACGGAAGATGGACGAGCTGAAACGCGGCATCCGGCAGAATGCGGCGCAGCTGAACCAGATGCTGCTGCGGCCAAGCAAAGACAAGCATGTGCCGCAGAGCCTGATCAGCGCCGCGGCGGATGTGGCAAAGATGGCAGATGCGGTGATCCTGAACGACAGGGCGGTGAACCGCCTGACGGCGCTGCAGGACAGCATCACTGCACAGATGGGCAAAGAGGGAAGCCCTACTGCCATGACGGAAGAGTGGAAGCAGACCAAGGTGCCGGAGTTGATCCAGACGCTGCGTGACGACCTGACAGCGGCAAAGCGCGAGAGGCTGGCGCATCTGGAACAGCAACTGGCCGAGGCCAAGGAACTGCCGGACAGCGAAAAGGCGCGGGCGCTGCAAGAACGCATCCAGAAGCGCATCCGGGAGACGGAAAACCGCACCTATCTGCCCATGACGGTGGATCAGATGCGGATGCTGAAGGCAATCACAAGTTCGACGCTGCACGTGATCCGAAACGCAAACAAGACGGTGAGCCTTGCCAAGGCGGAAGAAGTGGACAAGATCGCAGGAGCTGCAGCGGAGGAAGTGCGGCAGAGCAAGGGTAACCACCCCGGCGGTGTGCTGGACGGCGTGCACAATTTTATGACCAAGTATCAGCTGGACATGCTGGGCGGCGAGCGGGTGTTCCGGATGCTGGGCGGCTACGCGAAGGACGGCCAAATGGAGAAAATGGCGAAGATGCTGAACGATGGCCAGTACCAGCAGACCAAGATCACCATTGAGGGCGAAAAAATGTTTGCCGAGGTGACCGGGAAAGAACACGTAAAAGAAATGGAAAAGTTTTCCGGGTCGGGCGCGGATACGGTGGATATTGGACTGAGGGACACGAAGAACAACGAAGTACCGCTGACTCATGCGCAGCTGTGCAGCCTGTACATGCATCTGCACAACAAGGACAGCATCGAGCACCTGATGACCGGCGGATTTGTGATCCCCAACGCAAAATACTACAGCAAGGGAGACATTGAGCAGGCATACCAGAAAGGACAGGCCGTGCATCTGGGAATGCTGAAGAATGCAGGCGGGACGCCGACGGCAGATAGCATTTTGCAGACAGTGGAAGCAGCAATGACCGACTACGACCGGGCATGGTGCCGGATCATGAAGGAATTCTTCGGCAACTACACCGCAAAGCTCATCAACGAAACGAGCCTGCAGCTGGTGGGCTATCAGCGGGCAACGGAAAAGAACTATTACCCCATTGCGGTGGACAAAAGCGCACTGGCGACCCAGATCGAGGGACTGAATCTGGACGCAACCATTGAGGGCAGAGGCTTTTTGAAAAACCGCGTGAAGAGCAGCCAGCCTATTCTGCTGGAAGAGTGCTCAAACGTAGTGCAGCGCAGTCTGCGGGACACGGCGGCCTATGCGGGTCTGGCCGCGCCCATCCGGGACGTACAGAAGATCCTGAACAGCGGCGTGGAGACCGAGGATGGACTGACCAACCTGAAGAACGGCCTGATCAAGCAGCAGTGGGGCAAGGATGCAGTTAGCTACATCGATGATCTGCTGACTGACCTGCAGACCACCCAGCGCAAACGCCCCAGCACCTTCAACAAAGTTCTGGGAAACCTGAGAGGCAACTATGCCGGTGCGGTGCTGACCCTGAACCCGGGCGTTGCCATTGCACAGGCGGCCAGCCTGCCGACAGCAGCGGCGGTGCTGGGCGGCGACACTATGGCGGCGGTGGTGCCCTTTGTGAAGAATGCCTCGCCGAAACAGCGGGCGGCGCTGGAAGCGGAGATCAAAGAGCATGGAGACGTGCTGCTGGACTGGCGCAAGCGCGGCAGCCAGAACGGAGAACTCGCCAGCATCGGCAAGCAGAAAACGCTTGCCGAAAAGGGCATGGACAAGCTGCCGAACTGGCTGACCGGCTGGATCAACGGCATGGACGAAGTGACCGTGGCGGCACTGTGGGAAGGCAGCAAGCGGTATGTGCAGAACCACACGGCGGAATTTGAGGGCGCGGAGGTGATCGGAAGCCCGGCCTACTGGGAAGCGGTGAACCGCACCTATCAGAAGGTGATCGAGCAGACCCAACCCAACTACACTGTGATGCAGCGGGCGGGAATCCAGCGCAACCCCAACGAACTGCTGAAACAGCTGACCATGTTCACCACCCAGCGCTTCCAGAATTACGGCATTCTGGCGGATGCCGTGGGCGACTACAAGGCACAGGTAGAACGGTATCAGCAGAACCAGAGCGCGGAGAATAAAGCGGAAAAGCAGAGAGCCGGAAAACAGCTGCGTCGGGCTGCGGTGAGTCAGGTAGCGCAGACGGCGGTGTTTGCGGTGATGAAGATCGGCGCGGATTTCCTTTTACATCGGTGGGATCGTGAGCAGGACGAGAACGGCGATGTGACCGTAAAGAGCATGTGGAATCGATTCAGAAGCCTTTTCACGGAAAGTTTTGCGGGAAACTTTTTGTATGGCAGCGAGATCTACAGCCTGATCGACAATGCAATGAACGGCAAGGACTACGATGTGCTGAGTGCAGCAAGCATCAGTGTGGTGAATGATCTGGCCGGAGATGCTCAAAAATTTTTTGCGGAATTCCGGAAAGACACCAGCGACATGGACGAAGAAAAGCTGCAGCAGCACCACGAGAAGTTGATAAAGCGGTTCATGAATCTGCTGGAAGACAGCTTTGAGGTGGCGGGTGTGCCTTATGGCAATGGCCGGAAGATCGTGGAAGCGGTGCAGGGGTATGTGAACGATATCGAAAATATTACTCACGGCGGAAAGTTCAGCTTTAACTCGGTGCCGCAAAGCGCCACCGGCCAGTATGACCGGCTGTACAATGCCTACCGGAACAAAGACGTGGATGAAGCCCGGGCAGCAACGGAGAAGCTGGCCGAAATGGGAAAAGACGGCGAAATCTATAAACAACTGAAAACGCGGCTGAAGAAGTACGACCCGAACATCCAGAAGGCGGCTGAAGCGCAGGTAAACGGCGATGAAGTGCAGAGATATCAGCTGGAGACCCAGACCATTGAGCAGATCTATGAGGTGATGGGTATCCGCAGGAACGTGAAGGAGGACGCGCCAAAGAGAGAAGCAGTGATCGACTGTGTGACGGGTGCGGTAAACGCGATGGCCGATGAACAGCTGAAAGGCGATGGTGGCAGCGTGACGGACGATCTTGTGGAGGCGCTGGACAGCGGTAGGGCGCAGGATGTGCAGCAGGAACTAAACCGTCTGATGACTGCGGGCAAGGACGCAAAAAACCTGAAAAGCAAAATCACGGAGGTGTGCAAACCGGAGTATCTAGCGGGCAGCGATACGGATAAACAGCAGATGGAAGAGATGCTGCTGGGTCTGACTGATGCAGAAGGAAATGCACTTTATACAGAAAAGACCTTTGATTCATGGACGCGCAATGCAGAAAAGGCGGCGGAAAAGGAGGATGTGACGGCCGACCCATATGCAGCGCTGAAATAAAAAACACAGCACAACACCCCGGCGTGATGGATCTCACACCGGGGTGTTGTGCTGTTAATCAAACAAATCAGAATGCGTACCGGTGCGGAATTGGAAAGCACCCTCAAGCATCGGTGAGCACCTCATTCATGGCGTCATGGAAGGATGCATAACGGGGATACTTTTCGGGGTGCGCCTTCGTGGCGGCGTATTCATTCAAGGCTGCAACCCGTACTCGCTGCGCGAGACCGCTGAAACGGAGGACTTTGCAAAAAGTCCGCAGTATTTTTGGACTCACGGCTGCGGTAAACTGGAGAAAAGCGAAAGGAGGAAACCATGCAGATCAAGATCATCGAAAAGCATTTCGGCGGGGTGGAGTTTACCCCGGAAATGCGGGTGCTACATCTGGGAGGACAGAGCAGCGCGAACGTGGAGCGGCTGGAGTTTCAACTGCCGGAGAGCTGGCAGGGCAAGAGTGTGACGCTGCACATCCAGCGGCAGGACGGCACGATGCCATCACCGATTTTGCTGGACGAAAACAACAGCTGTGCGGTGGGCAAGGAGTTTACAGCTTCGCCCTGCGGGCAATGGATGCTGCTGGCGCTGGGAGAGGACGGATTCCGGGCACTGACGCGGCCGGCAAAATACGACTGCTACGAGACACTGGCCACCGACGGCGACGCGGAGATCAGCCCGACGCAGTACGAGGCCTTTGTGGCGCAGGTGGTGGGCTATTCAAATGCTGCACAGAGCGGTGCGAAGGAAGCCCGAAATGCGGCAGCGGCGGCAAAGCAGGATGCGAACAAGGCGGAAACGGCAAGGATAGAGGCTGCAACAGCGGCGTCCGAGGCCGGAGCGGCGCAGAGTGCGGCGGAAGGCAGCGCGAGCCGCGCAGAAAGGGCGGCTGCCCGGGCAGAGCTGACCGCACCCTCAGACGGCGCAGTGCGCAGCGTGAACGGCAAGGGTGGCGTTGTGACCCTGACGGCGGAGGATCTTGGTGCGGTGGGAGCGAACAGCGCGGGCTACGTGAAGAGCATTTCGCTGACAGACCGCACCCTGACGCTGACCTTCGGCGACGAAAGCACGAAGACCATGCAGACCAAGGACACCACGACACTGGAAAACATGACCGGCATCCTGCCCGCAGCACATGGCGGCACCGGAAAGAATACCCCGTTGGCTGCGGAGGATGTGGGTGCGGTGGAAAAGGGGAGCAGTGACTACCTGAAGAGCGCAGAGCCGCAAAACGGAGAACTGGTGCTGACCTTTGGCAGCGGCGACACCGTGCGCTACACCCTCCCCGCCGCCACCGCAACCACACTGGGCGGTGTCAAGCTGAGTGGCGACTTCACGGCAGATGCGGACGGCACACTGCATCTGGCAGGCGGCACTGCCCCGGACCCTTACCCCGTGGGCAGTATTTTTCAAACAGTCAGTAGAACCAGTCCCGCCGCACTGTTCGGCGGTACATGGCAGGAGATTGCGTTTAACCGCGTGCTGATGGGTGCTGGCAGCGGCCACGCGGCAGGCACTACTGTTGAGGCCGGTCTGCCGAACATCATGGGCAGTTTAATCGAAACCTCAAATGACGGTATTACATCACCATTTCGCGGTAATAAAAACGCCATATCGTCAATAGGTGCTTTGGCAGTTATAGAGGCTAGCTCTCCTTATTGTGGATTTGCTGGATATGAAGGGTCGGCATATGATATTTCTTTTAATGCTTCCCGCTCGAATGCTATTTACGGACGCAGCACCACCGTTCAGCCCGCCGCCTACTATGTGCACATCTGGCGGCGCGTGGCCTGAGAAAGGAGGCTTTGAACGATGATCCCTGTGACATTTGACACTGTGGCAACATTGCAGTTTGGCAGTGAGGGGCACCCGACCAGTCTGCACTTTGCCATCCCGGAAGAGTGGAAAACCTGCAAAATCAGACTCCACCTGCGGCGCAGCGACGGTAGCTTTGTGCCCCCGATGCAGCTGGACGAAAATGGGTGCGTAAAAGTAGACCGCAGTGACTCCGGCAAGACCGGCGGACAGTGGATGCTGTCGGCTGAAAGTCCTGACGGAAAAGTATCTTACTCGCGAATCGGCAAATATGTGACCCCCATGGAGGTGACACAATGAAGATCCTTGACGAGACCGGCGCGGTCGTGGAAAACCCCGACCTGACCCTTGGCTACCTGACCACCAGCACCGAAGAAGTCACCCACCCCGCCGTAGAGGGCGTGGAAGAGCAGTGGCACTGGGAGACCGTGACCGAGTATCCGAACGGCGGCAGGGATGTACAGAAAATCATTGACCGTCCCGGCGTACAGGCACAGGAAGAATGGGTGGAGCAGGTGCCCATCCAGAAGTACATCCGCTACACCGCCGAAGAGCTGGCCGCGCAGGAAGAAGAGCGCAAAAAGGCCGAAGCCCGGGAGAAGCTGCCGGAGACGGTGGCGGCACTGCAGGAAGAAAACAAGATGCTCAGGCAATGCTTGCTTGAAATGAGCGAGATTGTTTATGCATAAAATCACACAAAAATTAGAAAGGATGGTACGTATGATGGCGAAGCTGTGGGCACAGGAAATCATGTATGCTGAGACTATGGAGGATGCAAAGGCTCTGTACGAGCGCTGCCCCCGCCTGCTGAAGGAGAAGGTGAAGGCGATTCTTATCAAGAGCGGCTTTGAGGAAATCACGCAGTAAGGAGGACACTATGGCTGAAATCATGGACGTGTCCCGGCATCAGGGCACGATCAACTGGGACAAGGTAAAGGCGAGCGGCAAGGTAGACGGCGTAATGATTCGCGCCATGGGCAACAGCGCAGCGGGCCGGCCCAGTGCCCCCTACACTGACCCGCAGTTTGCCCGCAACTACGCAGAATGCAAGCGGCTGGGCATCCCCTGCGGCGTGTATGGCTATTTCAAGGCGGTCAACCGGGAGCAGGCCGACAAGGAGCTGGCCTACTTCAAGAAGCTGCTCACCGGCCGGAGCTTTGAGCTGCCGGTGGCGGTGGACATCGAGGACGAGGTGCAGAAGCCGCTGGGCAAGGCCGCGCTGACCAACCTGACAGCTTACATGCTGAGCACGGTGGAAAGCTGGGGCGTGTACGCTCTGCTCTACACAGGCCTGTGGTTCGGCAACACCTTCCTGTACATGGGCGGTGCAGAGCTGAAACCATACGATGTGTGGCTGGCGGCATACCGCACGAAGAAGCCTGCTCCCAGCTGGCCCTTTGGCATGTGGCAGTACACCAGCAAGGCCCGTGTACCCGGTGTGACCACCAACGTTGACATGTCCCACGCATACAAGGACTATGCGGGTATCATCCGCAAGAAGGGCCTGACCCGTCTCCGGGAGGGTAAATGACCGAAAAAGAAGCTTTACTGTGGGTGCTTGGCATCCTGGGCAGCCTGTGCGCTGCGGCCATCACCATTGACAAGGTGCTGGACATCATCCACAAGTACATCAAAAAGGCACAGGCCCCCGACGATGCTCAGAACAAGCGGATGGATACGCTCGAAAAAAGACTTGGCGTGCTGGAACAGGGACAGCTTCAGCACGCACAGGCCCTTGCAAGAGACCTGCGCCGCTTTGACGGCCTCGATGAAGAGATGCGTCTCGTCCTTGTTGGCGTGCAAAATCTTCTGGACTCGCAGCTGTCCGGCAATAACCGCGAAGGTATGCAAAAAAGCAAATCCGATATCAACAACTACCTACTGAAAGGAGTAACAAATCATGGAAGCAATGTTTAACTTTATCCCCGCACCTATCGCACTGGTACTGATGCTCATTGGCTTTGCCGCGCTGGCCGTTGGTGCCATTCGGCTGGGGTACAAGCAGTACGTCAAGCAGTGGGCGCTGGAGCTTGTGACCATCGCCGAGGACAGCATCATGGGCAGCGGTCAGGGCGCAAAGAAAAAGGCGCAGGTCTTTGCTGCGCTGCGCGGCGCACTGCCGGACTGGCTGAAGCCTTTCATCACGGATGAAGTGCTGGACAGCGTGATCGAAAAGGCCGTCAGCATGATGAAAAAGGCGCTGGCAGAAAAGAAGCCTACCATCAACAAGGAGTAAAGCATGATCGAGCAAAGCGTATCTCTCGCATCCAATGGCGTCGTCAAAGTGCCGGGCTATGAGCAGCTGGTGCGCTTTGGCTACACCAAGAACCGGGGCGTGTACCGCCTGCACGTCGATGCCACCGGCGAGTGGGAAGGCATGACCATCCGGGCTTTCTGGCACGTGCCGGACGGCAAAGACCCGGCATCCTCGCTGGTGGTGGACGGCTATGTGGCCGTGCCCGCCAGCGTGACCGCACAGCCCGGCAATGGCTGCATCACCTTTGAGGGCAGCGACGGCACCAAGACCGTCACCAGCGCAGATCTGCACTACCGTGTAAGTGCCAACTCCGGCACAGAGGACGGCACAGAGCCGGAACCGGGCACCCCTGCATGGCAGCAGCTGGTAGATGCTGTACACACCGATGCCACCGCCGCAGAGCAGGCAAAGACCGATGCGCAGACGGCAGCACAGCAGGCCGGGGCATCTGCCAAAAAGGCCGGACAGGCTCTTTCTGACACCATCACCGCCAAAGAAGACGCGCTGAAAGCCATCGGTGACAAGCAGACCGCCGCCACACAGGCTGTGGACACAGCCCGGGACAAGGCCCTCAAGCAGGTGGAAGCCTCCACAAAAGCCGCACAGACCGCCGCCAGCGAAGCCGCCACCAGTGCAGGCAATGCCAGCCAAAGCGCTCAGGAAGCTGCTGACAGCCTGCAGGAGCTCAAGGACGGCATTGCAAACGGCGATTTCAAAGGCGAGAAGGGTGACCCCGGCCCTGCCGTAGCACTGGACACCACCCTCACCCACGAGGGCGAAGCTGCCGATGCAAAAGCCACAGGTGACGCTATCAGCGCAGTAAAGGCACGGCAGAACATCCTCACAGGCACGGAGACAGGCAACCCCATCTCCGTTGACGACGCTTTCCCTGCGCCCCTGTGCGGCCTGACCGTGTACGGCAAGAGCACGCAGGACGGCACACCCACACCGGATGCACCTGTGCCTATCGTGAGCGCAGGCGACGGCGGGAGCATAACGGTCACCTTGAGCGATGGAAACGGCAAAACGCAAACTCTCACCCTCCCCACTCCCAACGGCTTACCCGGCATCCCTGTCACCTCTGGCGGCAACTACACCGACAGCACGGGCCAACAGTGGGTGTGCGACGAGGTGGACTTGGAGAGAGGGGTGAAGGTGCAGAGGATTTACGAGGTTGATGTTGACGGTGAAAACGTTAAGTTTGAACAAGCTGATGTCTACGCCAATCTTGCACCAAAAGGAATACCAATCGCCTTGGTGTCCGGAGGAGAAGGAGCACGCGCAATTAGTACGTTTACTAGTTTACCGTGGTTTTACAATAAGGCTAGTCAATTCCTATATCTGATAGCGGCTAATATTTCTGACCAGCTCAACGAGTCTTGCAAAAAGCAGCTGGGTAAAATCTATTACGCTCTCGCTACCCCCATCGAAACCCCGCTCACCCCTGACGAAATCGCCGCCTACAAAGCCCTCGCCGCTTACGGCCCTGACACGGTGGTGCAGGCGAGCGACGGCGCGGGGGTCAAGTTGGACTACCAGCGGGACGTAAATCTCGTCGTCAAAAATTTTGAGGACGCCATTGCGTCCATGACTACCACATAAGGAGGTACTTATGGCAATTAAATCCAAATCCCGTCATGACCTGACCTTGCGCTCCATCAAGCGGGAGATCGCTGCCGGACGTGACGTGGCATACTGGCTGGACAAGGCGTACACCCATCTGGACAGCGGCCTGCTGACGGAGGACGACATTGCAGGGGTGGAAGCCCTTGCACAGGCGTACTACGACGCTCTGGATGCGAAAGACAAGGCGAACGCTGAGAAAATCACACTGTAAGGAGGCATAACACATGAACGCAGTAAATGTCGAAGATTTGCTCGATTTGATCGAATCCATGAAACGCATATCTGCGGATGAAATTATCGCTGCATCAAAAGAGAACAACAAGCTGGAGCGCATTGCACACATCGCAACGGAAGCAACTTATACGGCTGTTATCGAAAAGTTGGAAAGCCTCCACGTGTACGCAGTAACCGTTTTGGATAGCAAGGAGTAAAGCAATGAGTAGGCTCGATTCAAGAAAAGTAACTGGCTTCCAGCAGGACAGGATGAAGTTTGTCCTTGACAGTGCAAAACAACTTGAAAAATGTATCAATGATGTTTGCCATGATGGACGTGAAAAGTCTCTTGCCATGACAAAACTAGAGGAATGCGTGATGTGGGCAAACAAATCAATTTCGTTTGAAAACGGCTAAAGGAGGATATCATGGGCACTGCATACGAGCATTTTGTTGACACCAACAAAATGTACGCCGCACAAGAGCAATTTCGTGACCTCACGAAAATGGTCTGCGCACGTCTTCGCGGCCTCACGAAAACATACCATCCCGGCAATGTCAACAAAATGGTGACGTTTTGTCACCAGTTTGCCGTGCTTGGCAATATGGTGCGTAACGCCGGACAGCTGCCGCAGCCTTTCTGGCTCGGTACTGCCTGTGGCGGCGGCTCGTGTGGTGCTGCCCGCTGCGCTGCAAGGACTTGACCGACAGCAGATGACCGCAGCCATCAAAAGCGCACCGCTTGGGAGGGTAGACCGTAAGATAGCCTTACTGCGGTACGTTGAGCGGCTCCCACTGCCGGACATTGCAGCGCAGGTCCACTACTGCCGCCAGTCGGTTTCGGCTCGGCTGGACGGAATTGCAAAAGTTTTTGAGTAAGAATCCCCTGCTTTTCTGAAGCCTTGCGTGCCACGCGAGGCGTTCTGTAGGAAAAGCAGGGGATTTTTTGTTTTACAGAAGATTATAATGCTCAGCCAGCAAAAAGCGGACATACGCCGGGCACGCACGCTTTTCTCCGCACCAGTCCTGCACGGTGCGCCGCGGGACGCCCGCCTGCTTTGCAAAAGCAGTCTGCGACAGGCCAGTGCGGGCCACCAGCTCACGCATTGGAAGATGAGCTAAATCCCAGATGGTAGACAGTCTTGCCTTCTCGGCATCCAGATCCACGCACCCGTCGGCATCGTCCGGGATGCTGAGGGTAACACTGTTAAGGAAGACCTCGCGGGATGCTTCCGGGTCGGCAGCCATAATAAAGAGTTCAGCAGTAGTATACATAGTCTTCTCCTTTCAAATGCGGTCTTTTGCGGACACGCTGATTTTGCGGATAAAGCCGTCTGGGAACCTCTCACCGCTCCAGAGAGAGCCGAGATCTCCGTCGCCTCCGTTGTCGCGGGGATATTCATAGAAAGCGGTCATGCCGAAGCGGTCATTGGAACGGCGCAGCTTTACGATGCGGTCGGGAGCAAGCGCGATCTCCCGTGTGAGCCTGCCGTTTTCGTCCAGCGCGTCCTCGCACAGCCACTCAAGAGCCGTGATGAAATCGTCCATCGTGATGGTGGAGTGGGCTGCCCAGTCCTTAAAAATGCGGCTGTTGCCTGCAAGGACGATTTTCTTTTTAATTTCAAAGTTATTCATAATGCCCTCCTTATTTTACACAGGATGATGGTATCAAAATTCTTCTTCAGGAAGAGGGCCGAGAGCATACGGCCAAGTGTCATTCCAGACAGGGCGGCTGCTATTTTCCTTGCAAGAGTTTCTAAGAGCGACAAGAACGCTGTGCTCAGCAGAGGCTTCAACGGTCAGATACTCATCTAACTCGGGTTTGCTAATCATTCCATTTCTAAGAGCGATACGGCGCTTTTCACCTTCAGCTCGGAAGGCGTTAAAGGCTTTTTTAACGAGATCAAAACGGTTCGTCAAATTCTTTTCTTTTGCGATGTAATTGTACTTGCCAGAAGAAATGATTTCTTTCACGCACTCAGCCTTGCGAAGATCGCGTCTTGCCACCTCCCAAGCAAAATGCAGAGCCTGAGATAAAGAGACCTGATAAACGCCGCCAACACAGTTCGCGCGCATCATGCGCCAAGCGTCTTTCATGATTTTTTTCAGATCATACTTTTTCATATTTATTTCCTCCGTTTGGCATTTGTCCTTCACTGTTTTTATTATACACGCATTGCGTGCAATTGTCAAGGTTTTTTGAAAACTTTATACGCGTTGCGTGCAAACACTTGAGCGCTCACGCGGCTTTGTGCCATGTGGGCGCTTTTTCTTTTTGGCGTTCGTTTGACGTTCGTTTAACGCACGGATTTAGCAGAAAAGGTACTATGGGCGCAAAGGGAGGGGAGCGCCATGTGGCACAAGTTTAACCCCAACCCCCACGGGAGCGGCGTTGGAGACTGTGCTGTTCGGGCGGTAGCAGCGGCCACCGGCCAGAGCTGGGAGCAAGCTTATATCAGCCTTGCGCTCACTGGTTACGCCCTCGGCGATATGCCCAGCGCCAACCGCACATGGGGCGCATACCTCCAAAAGCAGGGCTACAAGCGCCGCATGGTGGAGGCGGACTGCTCCGCCTGTTACACCGTGGCAGATTTTGCCCGGGAGTACCCAAAAGGCGTGTATGTACTGGGCTGCTCCGGCCACGTTCTGGCCGTCATCAACGGCGACTGGTGGGACAGCTGGGACAGCGGCGCGGAATGCCCGATCTACTACTGGTATAAGGAGGAAAACGATGCCGATTTATAACGGATACCCTCAAGTGTTTTACCCGCAACAGCCGCAAGGGCAGCTTGAACAGCTCAGGGCAGCACAGTACCAGCCCCAGCCCGTCATGATACCGACAATGCAGGGGCAGGCCGCACCGACTGACAGCGGCTTTATCTGGGTACAGGGTGAAGCGGCAGCCCGAGGCTATCTGGTCGCCAACGGGAGCCGTGTGCTTTTGCTGGATGCCGATTCCGATACCTTTTACATCAAAGAAGTGGGGCAGGACGGAAGGCCGTTCCCGCTCCGCATCTACGACTACAAGGAACGCACCAGCGGCCCCAAAGCGTCGATTGCAGCCGCACAAGCCGCAAGCGGGGAGTATGTCACTCGTAAGGAGTTTGACGCGCTGGCGGCAAAGCTGGCGGCTTTGGAAAAGCAAGAAGTGCCGAAGCCGGAAAAGGAGGGCTAAGCGATGGGCAGCAGCTTGTTTAATTCGATGGGCCGACAGACCCAGAACCCTATTGGTGGGCAGTTTCAGCAGTTTATGGGCCAGATGCAGGGCAAAAACCCGCAGGAGATGATAAGCCAGATGCTCACCTCCGGCCAGCTCTCACAACAGCAGCTCAACGCCATTCAGCAGCGGGCGCAGCAGATCGCGCCGATGCTCAACGGCATGAAAAACATGTTTGGATTCTGAAATGCGGCCGCATTTAGAATAAATTTCAAAATCTAACGTAAAGGAGTAAAACTATGTCTCTTTCTTCTGATAGCACGGTTCTGACCATGCCGGTACAACCCGCCAACGGCTACAGCAACGGCTTCAACGGCTGGGGCGGCGACTGGATGGGCTGGATCGTCCTCTTCCTGATCTTCGGCATGTTCGGCTGGGGCGGCATGGGCGGCTTTGGCTGGGGCGGCGGCATGGGCGGCGCTTCGCCTTATATGACCAGCGCCGTAACACAGGCGGACCTGCAGCGCGGCTTCGACAACCAGAGCGTCATGAACAAGCTGAACGGGCTGGAAAGCGGCCTGTGTGACGGCTTCTATGCCATGAACACCGGGATGCTTCAGGGCTTCAACGGCGTGCAGCAGGGCCTGAACGGTGTCACCAACGCCATGCAGCAGGGCTTCAACGGCACCAACGTTGCGCTGATGCAGGGTCAGAATGCTCTGGCTACACAGCTGGCAGACTGCTGCTGCAAGACCCAGACCGCGATCCAGGGCGTTAACTACAATCTGGCCACTCAGGAGTGCGACACCCGGAACCAGATGCAGCAGGGCTTCTGCGCAACGCAGAACGCCATGAACAACAACACCCGGGACATCATCGAGAATCAGAACAGCAACACCCGCGCGGTGCTCGACTTCCTGACCAACGATAAGATCGCCACCCTGCAGAGCGAGAACAACGAGCTGCGCCGGGCTGCTTCTCAGGATCGCCAGAGCGCGTTCCTGACCACCGCGATGAACGCGCAGACCAACCAGATCATCGGGACTCTGCAGCAGAAAGCTCCCGTGCCTGCCTATCAGGTGCCCAACCCCAACGCCATTTACTATGGCTGTGGGACCGGCTGTGGCTGCGGCAACTGCGCATAACCGAATCACGGCAACTTTTTCCAAAATGGGAAATGTTCAGCCCCTGAGCTGATTTTGCAAACCAGAGCGCCGGGGCAAAAGTCCCGGCGTTTTTCTATGAAAGGAGCCGATAAAATGGCTGAATTTAGCAACTCCAACACCGTCATCGTGGCGGCGGGGGAAAACCTTCCCCTGACCGAGACCGCAGTGAAAGCCCCTGCTTGTATCGTGCACCGTGAGGGAAGCGGCCTTGTGACCTTGCGCGGTCTGCCCAGCGGGCAGTGCCGGGCCCGTTTCAAAGTAAGCTTTGGCGGCAATATCGCCATTCCCACCGGCGGCACCGTGGGACCCATTTCCGTGGCGCTGGCTGTCGGCAGTGAGTCGCTGACCAGTGCGACCGCCATTGTCACCCCGGCGGCAGTCGAAAATTACTTCAACGTTTTTGTGGCTGCTTTCATCGAGGTGCCGCGCGGCTGCTGCGTGACCGTAGCGGTTAAAAACACCAGTACGCAGGCTGTCAGCATTGCAAACAACAATCTGATCGTTGAGCGGGTAGCATAAGAAAGGAGATAAAGTCATGCTGGATAAACTGAATCACCTGAAGGATGAGATGTGCGACGAGCTCATGGAGCTGACCGACAAAAAGAACCGGTCCCCTGGCGATGTTGAGATGATCGGCGAGATCGTGGACATCATTCTGGACATCCACCGCATCGAGGATTACTGCGAAGGCGGCGAGTACAGCCGCGCGGGCGAGTGGGAAGCTGACATGCGCGGATCCTTCAACCGCGATGCCGGAAACGGTTACAACCGGGGCAACAGCTACGCCAACCGTGGCCGTCACTATGTGCGCGGGCACTACTCCCGCGCGGATGGCCGTGAGCGCATGATCTCTGACATCGGGGACATGATGCAGGAAGCCACCGGTGCAGAGCGTGACGCCTACAAGCGGGCGGCAGACATCCTGCGGAACGCATAAGGAAGGAGGACGGCAGGCATGGATATTGACGAGATCAACGAGCATATCCGCAAGCTCAAGTGCGAGGAAACCAGCTGGCAGAGCGTCAACAAGCTTGCCGCCCTCTGCACCGTGCGGGACGAGCTGGAGGAAGCACACGCGCCTGAAACGCAGACCCAGGCATTGCCACCCGCGACTTATGCGGCGGCGTACTCCACAGCAACGGAACCGCAAAGCGACTTTGTAGCGGCTGCCAGCTCTGTTCCTTTCGGCGGTCTGATGCAGGTGCTTGACGAGCACATGAAGGCAATAAAGCTGGCGTACCCGAAAGAGTATGAGCTAGTAATGCGGAAGATAAGCGACTTGTAAAAAAGCATAGAATGTGCTATTTTTACATAGTATTCAACGCTGTGGCACGAGGTGTATAGTCTAACAATAAACCAACAAATCAATAATTATTTGCATAAATACGTCAAATAAACTTGATTTGTAATCAGTGGGTTGCAGGTTCAACTCCTGTCACCAGCTCCAAAAAGCCGCTCAGGAACGTTGATTTCTGGGCGGCTTTTGCTTTTGTGTTTTTGCTTTCGGCACAAAAATCCAAAAATTCCGCAAAAGATGTTGACAAACTACCATCCGGGTGGTAATATATACAGGCAATCCATGGACTGCAAAAACCGAATATGGGCGTGTTCCCGAGTGGCCAATGGGGACAGACTGTAAATCTGCTGCTTTCAGCTTCGGTGGTTCGAATCCACCCGCGCCCACCAAAAGAACCAGCGTAGAAATTACGCTGGTTTTTGTTTTGCCCGACATCTTAAGTCTCACTCTCGAGGGTGGATTCGAACAGCTGCGGCGACATCGCTGAAGATGGCGCAAAAACAGCCCGGTGGGCTGTTTTTAGCAGCGCGGCTCGCGACATCCACCCGCGCCCACCAAAAAACCTCAACGTATGCAAGTACGCTGAGGTTTTTGTTTTGCCCGGCATCTTAAGTCTCACTCTCGAGGGTGGATTCGAACAGCTGCGGCACCGTTCAGCAGGACGATCTCCAGCAGTGCAAGGATCAGCAGAACAATAAGAACCGTAGTAACCATCGTGTACCGTGCATCATAATATTTTGCAACGGTATTCAGGTTGGTACTCTGTGCATTGATTTTTTAAATTTTTCTTCAAAAAAATCATTGACAATGCTTTCTGTGCATGATAAAATCACATTTGATTTTGAGAGACAAAGCATGGCAGAGTCTTTTCAAAGCAATTTACCATGGACCGCCCAGCGGGGCTAAGGCCATACGGACAGCCGGGTCCACTGCCGACCGGCGGCACAGTCGCCATTATTGATTGAGTGTAGCAGCTCAAATTTTATAAGTTGGTTCCTTTACAACCATGAAATTGCGCAGTCAGTGTGCAGACTTGTGAAACGGTCAATAAAGAGCAGTAAAAGCAGAATTGCTATATAGACTCTCATAATCCCGTCTTTTTTGAATCATGCGAAGCGGCCTTTGTACTCTGGTGTTTCTTCCGGGGGTCTTTGGCGGCGCATTCAAATGCTTTTCAAAGCGCAAGTCTGCACTTTTTGTGCGGTACTTGCGCTTTTTTGTTTGCATCGGGATCAGGGACGGAGGAAAAAC